TCTACACCAAAAACATTTTGTAAAACAATAATATGATTCACCACTAGTCTTACATTCAATTCTTTATCTTTAACAATTAAATATTTACGAAATAACCTTTTAAGATACTTAAATCTTTTAAGGTCTTCATAAAACTCCTTCTCTTTTTCCAGAGTAGGATTGTCGTAATTATTCAAAGCAAACAATAACCAGTTATCTTTGGTAATCTGTTTAAACATCATAAGCTAATAATTCAATTATATTAGCTTAGCGTATACCTTAGATGAATTGTTATTTAGTTTTTCATATTTAAACTCAATTTTCAGACCACCATCTTTTTTATGAGATACGCCGTCATCATTAATAACATCTTCAGGTTTGCTGTCAGTATCTTTACCGTATCTGCCACCAAATTGTTTCACTTCTTTTGTAATAGTACCACTGTCGCCTTCTAGTTGACAATCACCAAAAGATAAACCTAATCTTCCTAGTTTTTCTCTTAGTTCAGCAACTGCTTGGTCTGGTTGTATATACTCTTTGTCTGCGATAGAACCAACAAAAGCATTTACTTGTTTTAATACTGCTTCGTCTTGGATGTTATGAGCACCCATTTTACTATCTTCAACTGAATTAGAAGTTTCAACTCCTACACCAGCTGCGTCACCAGCATAGCCACCGTGGCCTTCTTTTATATGTTGTTTAAAAGTTTTCATTTCTTTTTATTCCTTTTTATTTGTACTTGTCCGATTTTCGCTTTTTGCCATCACTACGAGGTATCAGACCTTTAGCTTTTAAATGTGCTTTATCAGTGAAGCCTGCCTTACCTGCTTTGTAACGCTTCATTGCGTCAGCAGTATTAGGCGGAGCTTCACCTATTAAGTCTTCTTCAAAGTCTTTCAAATTTTCGTCTTCGTTAAATTTTTTAAAACTTTTTACCATTAACTTGTTGCGACAGCTAATGCCTCTTGTTTATCTTTAGGCATTTGTTTGTCATCTTTTTCTTTAATAGTTGCAAGAAACTTATCACACTGTTGTATTGCACCATACACAGCATTTAAATTGTTTCTTAATGTTTTGAGGTCATTTTCAGACTTTTTAATATTATTATTAATAGTTTCAAAATCTGATCTTAATGATTCTCTTTCTTTTTCAATTTCAATTTTTTCTATAGACATTTTATATCCTCAATTAATTATTATGCAATTACAGGATCACCGTGTGAACCAATAATATTCCAATTACTATTTTTAAACAATAGTGTTACTGTTTCGCCCTCTGCATTTAAAGTGATTGTAGAACCACCTCTAAAATTAGTTGGTGTAATTACTACGTTATTAGTACCACCTGTTGAGGTATTAATTATTGTTTTAACTTGACCATCAGCTCCGTCTGCTAATGCACCGGCATGAGTAGCCGCTGTTGCATTAATTTCAGTAATCGCTGAAGTAACATCAATAGCTGTATTTGTAGAACCATCTGCTACAATTGCTTGTGATGTTTGTTTAAGTCCTAACCAAGACGGTATATTATTAAATACATTCTCAGCTGTAATCTTTTTGTTAATTGGTGTGTTTGATGGATCATCTACAACATGGAATAAATCCACTGCTGCTAAAGAATCACCTAAATCGGACAATGCCGTTATTTTTTTGTCTGCCATTTGTTTTCTCCTGTTAACCCCTTATGGGGAATGCTACTGTAGGTAATTTCCTACATCAATTTACTCATATAGTATATAGGCGTCCCTAAGGACGCCCATATTTTAATTTATTAGTTTGATGTTAAACAAACGATAGTTTCCATTTGGATTCTACCTGTTCTACCACCTGACCCAATTGTTCTTAGGTTCCAGCCTGTATGAGCTGTTCCTGCGATTGAGTTAGATGTTGAACCGTCTTCGGATGTGTGTGTGCCAGCTGTGATTTCTGCGTCACTGACATTGTATAAACCGATAGTAATTCCAGTTATGAAATTATCTGCTGTTTCATCTTTAAACAAGTTTGTTCTATTTGAAGAAGATGGTGCTAAACCTGCGCTTGCACAAGCCCATAAAGGTGCTCCAGCTGCTTCGTCTGTTGCTGTCCAACTTGACATATTATTCTCTCCCTTTGTTAATTGTTAAGGTACTCAATTTGTTGATATATACTGTATATTTATAAGAAAAAGGACTAGAAGCCTAGTTTTTTCAACTCTGCGATTGCTTGGTTGGCGTTAACGTAAGTTATACCATGACCACCTTTTTGTTTGAATTGTGTAGTATTCTTTAAATAGTCGTCAATCAATACACATGGTTTACCCATATTAGTAGCGTAATTTTGTTTTTCAGCTCTTCTTACTAGATTAATTTTGTTAGATGATAGTCCTAAGTTTGTTCTAGCCCAATATGATTTACCTGGTATACAGTTAGGATCAAATGTTTCTTCAACATAAGCTGATAAGATATGTGTATCATATTTCTTAATAAAATTCCAAAGTGTTCTACCACTTGATGTCCAAGGTAATGTGTGCCAGAATTTAGGTGTGTTTTTTATTGGGTCCCACTTCTCAGATTTTGATCCGTATGACCATTGATTGATATTCTTGCCAATAACTTTCTCAATACCTTTTGGAAAGTCACAAAGCACGCCGTCCATATCACAATATATTTTAGGTAAATATTTCATAGTGTTTTCTTGCCATTATACTATCATAAACAGTTGAAAAAGGCAAGTGCCTTTCTGTCACAGCTGTGAGAACAAAGCAAGAACAGTTTGATTATTTTTTATCTTTTTCAGTTACAGTAGGGTCAACTTCAATAGGCGTAACAGGTTTCTTAGTCATAGTCATTTTCATGTTCTTAGCCGTTTGAGCTTCTTTTTTCATGTGTTTATATGACTTGTAAGTTTTACCCTCGTAGCCTTCTTTTTTAGTATTGTCGGCTGCCTGTTTTTTCATCAAATCTTGTAACTTTAATTTATCTGTTTTTAATTGAGATTGCATAATATCTGCTTTTGCTTTACCAGCAGGTTCAGTTCTATCAACTTTTGAAACCTTAGCAGTTGTATCAGATATTTTGTTTCTCAAATTTGTTAAAGTTTCTGGATCAACAGCTTCATTATCTGCTTTATGTTTACTATCCATTTTGTCAAAAAACTTTTTCTTTTCGTCATCTGACATTTGAGATATTGATTTACCAGTTTTCTCTAACTCTTTTTTAAACTTAGCTTGATAGTCACCCATTTCAGCCTTCATATACTTTGCTTTCTCTTTTATCTCTGCTTGTTCTTTTGCTGAGTCTTCCCACATAGTATTTTCAGTTACTACTTTAGTTACAGCTGCTTCTAATGAAGTATCTCTTGTGTCTAAGTATCTGTTTTTAGGTTCTTCTAATTTAATTTCTTTTTTTTCAAAAGTGATGTTTTGTTCCACAGTTTTTACAGCTGCGTCTTCAATTGATCCATCTCTTGTATTTAAATATTTTGTCATTACTTTTTACTCCCTCTAACTTGTTTTGCTAGGTCACTATCAGCACCACCCCAAGTACCACTTGATTTAGTTACAAATGAATTTACACGAGCAAGAGCCCATTGTACTTGTGTTGCACCAGGTCTGTGACCACCTTTCCAAGCTGCCATTCCTCTATCATATACTTTTTTAAGTACACCATAAGGCATGCCTGTTTTTTCTGCTTTATTTTTTACGGCAGTTATTGTTTCTACTAATCTCTTAGCATTTTCAAACTTACCAGTTTTTTTGTATAGTTTGTTTCTTGCCAATGTTGATATAAATGGTATATTAGCTTTTACTAATTGTTTGTATTCACCAACTCCGTAAGACGGACCATCTAAATGTTTTGAAATTTTAGTTGCCATTTCAGGTGAAATAGTTTTACCTCTTAAATCACCATATTGTTTCTGTAAGTCTTTGATTTGTTTTGAAGTAAACATTTCTAATAAACTTAAATGTTTATCTGTAATTTCAGCATACTCAACTATTTTAAAGTCGTCTGCTTTCATTTGTTTAATTCTATCAAAACCTTTTTCTCTTACTTTAACACTATAGTAAGCACCGATTTGAGGCGAACCTACTGCAACTATTTGACCTAATTTGCCATCTTTTGTCATTATATGGCTATTTACTTTATAGTGTGATTCACCTAATACATCTTTGACAGTTTTTAAAGGTAGTTTTAATCTTTTAGCAATTTCTTCAGCGCTTTCGCCCTCTTTATTTGCTGTAAAAATATCTTTCATTCTACCTTCTTCTAAATCTTCATCTTTTTTATCTTTTGGTTTCATGCCTTGCTTTTCTAATCTTTTTATATCAGCAAGTGACATAGAACCAGTTTCTTTCATTCTTTGTTTAATATCTTCAAAGACTTTTCTAGCTCTTAATTTGAAATCTATATCTTCGTTAGTTCTTTTTAAAACTTTTTGTACATCTGGATGGTCTGATAAACCTTTTGCAATCTTTTCAATTGCCTTAACAGCACCTGAATAGTTACCGCCTTTATATCTTTTATCGTTTGCAACACCATATGCCATTTTAATTTGTTGACTTGTAAAATGTTTATTTTCGTTTTGAAGAGCTTTTGATAATTCTTTTGCTTGACCAGCATGAGCTTGACTAGCACCTTTTAATTTTTTGATAATTTGTTTAACTTTAGGTTCATCTTCTTTACCTAGTTCTTCTTTTTTGTGTTCACTATCTTTCATTATCTTACCATCTGGCATTTTGTGATAACCTTTAGGTACATCTTTTTCTTCTTTTGCTATAATCTTCTTAGCAATTTCATGTCCCTTTTTGATTGTTTTCTTTTCTAAAGGTGGTTCATCATTCATAGATTTTTTCGCTTGTGCCATACCAATAGCATAAGCGTCATCTTTTTTCATCTCAGCTTTAATTTCTTCTATTTGTTCTTCTTCTCTAGCTGGTATTTTCTTTAAAGCAATCTCAGAAATAATGGCAATATCCATCTCACTAATTTTTTCTAAAGTTTCTACTTTTAATTTTTCCAACATAGAAGATATAGCTTTAATTTTATCTTCGTCTAATGTTTTACCTCTTAAATCTTCGTATTGAGTTTTTAGGTCTAATAAGTTTTGTTCTGAAAGTTGCATTATTTTTTCTCCATATCTTTTCTGACTAAATCGGATAATACATTTATACCGGCCATTTGAATTGATACCTTACTAGGAACATCCATTTTATCTAACATATCTTTTATGCCTTTAGTAACATCAGCAGGTGTTTTCTTTGCCCATGTCTTTTTGATGTTAGCTATTTGATTCGGTGTAATTTTACCTAATAAACCATAATCATTCATTTCTAATAATTCTAGTTCAGCTTCTGTTGTAAATTCTTCTTTTTTAACTTCAGCGCCTTTACCATACATATCTACATATTTTTGTGCTTCAGCAGGTGTATTATATTTGCCTAGTTCCATTTTAGTACCATCTTTTTTAGTGATAACTACTGTGTATGTTTCTTTGAAGTTTAAATTATGTTTAGTAATAGTGATGTCCTTTAGACCATCTCTTTTTAATTGAGCAGCTTTATCATCTGCGTCTTTTTTAGTTTTATAAGCAACTGCAAATCTTTTTTTATTAGCTGGATCTAAAAATCTAACAGCAAAGCCATCCATAAATTTTTCTTCAATAGTTTCTGCGTCTGTATGAGTTTCTTCCATTGCGTCATCTGGATTATATTCCATGTAATCTGCAACTGAATTGATGTAATCTTTTGCTTTAGTAATTTTAGATTGTACCCATGCTTCTAAAGGATTACCTTCATCTGATTTACCTTGTAACATAGAGGATAATTTTAAAGCCTTGTCTGAGATTGCTTCTAACTCACCTCTTGCCATAGATATTTCATGGTCTTTATCTTCTTCTTTTACTACAGACTGCTTTGTTTTGTTGTAAGCTTCTGCAAATATTTCTCTATATGACATTTTATTCCTCTACTATTTCTACTTTTAATTTGTTTTTACCTTTATGTATTCTATGAAAAGTTCCCTTTGCTATAAAATACTTTGCTCCATTTATTAATTCAATTGGTAATTGGTTGTCATATTGTAACTTCCAACCTTTACCATTCAACACTTTGATAGTTCTACTTTTTCTATCTCTGTGCCAAACTAACTCATCATTAATAACCTTTTCATCAAAGGTTCTTACAAACTTGTTTTCAGAAATTTTACTTTCTGAATATGGTTTACCAGAAGAAATTTCCACCACCTGATAATCCTAAACTCTTTGCATATCTTGGCAAATTACATGCCCAATATGCCGCTTTTGTTTTATCTTTTTGCTGGT